GAGCTATGCGCCTCAAACTCAAAGTCAGCGATGGTAAATGTTGAGGCTCCTGTCCGGAGCAATTTCTGTATCATCCAATCTTCGTGGACGATGATCGTCGTATCACCAGACGTTGTGATCCGCATCTCCCACATGGTCGTGGCATTCCAAGGTTGGGTGGAGAGGGTCTGCAACAAAGAGCCGGTTTCATCGAAGATTTTCAATTCAGCATTGGAAAAGGCAAAGAGATAAAGCTGTGACTTGTTAAACCGAAAACGCTCCATCCTCGTATGCGCGGTGAACACATTCAAGTAATCTGTTCCGGGCCTCCGAGCCATCCCACCCTGCACAAGGGGAGCGTTATTCTGCAAATTCTCTGCGGCATTGGCAAAAATACCAATATCCTCGCGCCCAAGCATTCTTGGATCGACTTCACCGGCGGAAAAGTTTGTTTGGAAAGTTCTCGCCCGTAGAGGCATGGCTACCTCCGATTGGTAATAAAGCGAGTGGTCGTTATCTCATGTGTCGTATCGGATTGGCTATCAACAGATCGCGCCCTACGCAAAGCAAAGTCTGCCAGTGTAGCAAATTCACCAGCCATATCAGGTTTGGCGATCACCGCCATCGCAAACAATGAAGCAAGCTGCATCTGGACCGCATAGCGGAAGTACGGAGGCCAATCCTGCTCAACCGCACGAAAGATGTAATTCATGGTAAGGGTATTAGTATTGTCGTAACCGCAGTAAATCTTATCAGCATAAATCTCATAATCAATATCAGAGCCGTTTACCGTTACACGCCTGACCGTCAGCATATCCGTAGGGATTTGCCATGCGTTAGACCAGATAGCATCCGGGGCTGCGGATAAATGAGAGAGATCGTCTTGCTTAATCGCAAAACGCCAAGGGTGCTGCGAAAGCATATCTTCCACAACACCATCATAAATGTTTTCTGCTACAATTGCGCCTGATGTAGAACCGTCAAACGCTGAAATCGGATCGTCGCCAATCAGAACCAGAGCCATCGAAGCGACTGCAACATCTGTTGTTGCGACTGCCATATTTTACCTCCGAGTGCGGGGGAAGCCGTAGCCCCCCCCTAGTCCCGGCGTGGAACTAATTAGTCAGTATCAGTGACGACAACACTAGTTCCGTCAGATACATCAACGGTGGTTCCATCGTTAGAAAGAACCCACATCAGCGTACCAGCCGTTACCGAAGTCGGCAAAGCTACCGTACCACCAACCGTTTGCTGGATGATGAAATCACCAATACTCAACATATCAACGGCATCACCAGTAAAGTAAGCGGCAGAATTAACGGTCGCAGTTGTGTCCAGCGTCCGGTAGAACCAGACGTTAGCACCGCCACCACTTGAAAGACGGGTCAAACCCGCAGCACTATAAGCCATATCAGCCTCCTTCTATGCGCTATCGTAAACGCGTTCGATGCAGCCTGTATCGTCGATAAGGCCAGCACCATGAGACATCTTCGCCATGACTTGATTGCTGTCATACTCAGCAAGGTAATCAATCCGTTGGGAGTAATCCGTGCCAATTGCATGACCGCAAGAGGAGCGATGGTAGAAGAAGTTTTTGGCATCCGATGAGCCGTCAACCGGCAGATTTTCATGCGGGAACCATTTGAAGCCCAACCAAGTTTTGGCTGTTACGCCCTCAAACCAGAGGTTTTCAGACTGGACGTAATCGGCATTGGAGAACTCGTCGAGATCAAGGAGATCACCCCAAGCTTCCCAACAAACAACGGCATACAACTCACCATCAAACGGGATGGACGAGTTACCGAAATTTTCCATCATGCCAATCGGCGTAGCCGCAGCACTGAAAGTCTCAGCAGTCGTTACGTTGTTACTGTTAGCCGAAGCATCCATAGCAGTAAGGATAATGTCGTCGGTATCCTTACCCATCGCAGACGCAATATTTTTGGCTTGAACGCCACGTTCATCGTGCTGGATTTTCAACTCGTCAAGATCGTCAATCAAGACAGAAGCGTAACGGTCTTGCAACGAGACTTCGACGGGTGCATGGGTGGGATGGGACCGAGGAACCTTACCCTCGCGTGACTTGGTGCCGACATCGGCATTACCGATTACTTGGAACGTGGTACTTTCACCCGTGATACCAGTTTTGGTACGGATGGTATTGCGAAGCTTGGAACCCATTTGCTGATATTCAACATGGGCCTCGCTTTCAAACTGCTTTACAAAAGCATCATCAATATCTGGAAAAGCCATCATAGCCTCCGTTAAGTTAAAAGAAAAACGAAACGGGTATCTTCAAATATCGAGTAGCGGGTATCCCAATGGGGCCGGTTCTATATTTTCAGGCCGCGAACATAAAAAAAATGACCTAAGATTGCTCCTAGGTCAACGCACAAAATGAAGTGCAAGTTTACAGGGAGGTTACTTTAAGGCCGCAAAACCAGCCTCAACTCGTTGAACGAATACCGGATCGCGCTTCTGAACATCACGATACCGTGGGTCTTTCATCATTGTTTCAAGCTCTTGTCTTGATAGTGGACCGTGAGCCTGACCGTCACCAGCGCCTTCCATATCAACGCCGCTTCCGGTTTTATCTATCAACTCTTCCATAGCAAGAATGAACTCACCACTGGTGGCCTGACGTACAATGGCGTTATATGCGCCCTCAGTTAGATTGGATTTAGCCCAGAGATCAACACGCTCGATCCGAGCCTTGCCGTTCTCACCAAGCTTGGCCGCTTCCGCCTTTTGATCAGGCATCATGGCAAGCTCGTTCTTAACATATAGGTCAACAACACTGTCATATTGTGTCTGGGACAATCCTATATCATGCGCCATCTCGCCAAAAGCTATAAGCTGCGGGTTGTTTGAGTCCATCTTGAACTCAGTACCCTTCGGAATAATATCCTCTCCGGGCTTATAGATGTAATCAGCAGCCTCTTCCGGTACGTCCTTACGCATATCAGCCTTGATCTCAGCCGTGATCTCCTCTCTGGAAGTCTCTTCTCGCTTGCCGAGGGTTGAGGAAAGCTCAATGTAACCTTTCCCCAAATCTTCAACACGCGCACGACCAGATGCCGCATCCCAATATTTCTCAGGAATATATTCCGGGCGTCCCGCAATCTCTTCCGTCTTTTCTTCTGCTACTTCTTCGTCAGCCATTGGCTATGTCCTTTCCTAGTTCAACACGCCGTTCAATTTCAGCAACGATAAAACGCTGCCCTTCATAGTGCATCAGAGCATTCGGCTCTATGCCGGGGCCACCAATGCTGTAAATAGATATTTGCTTGAGATGATTGAGGACTGCCTTCCCTGCACCTGTCTTAAAGGCCGCATAATACATCTTGTCTAATTTTGCCACTTCTTCTGATTTCTTAGTCTCACGCCGGGATTTTATCATGGTAGAAAGTCTTTCAGTTGGGTTATCACTTCTTCACTTCCGGGCGGGGCATTAGACAAGTTCTGACTAACTTGCTCCGCTAACTGATTTTGCTCTTGCTGATCTCTGATCAAAGTACCTTCAACCTCATACCATGACGCAAGCTTCTCTGAGAACGCAGTAGGATTGATAATCGTTTGCACCATCTGTGGCCCAAATAACTGACCAACAACAGAAGCGAAATTAATATGCTGAGAAATATCCTCGTTCCGTTGCGCCCTCATCATCGGAGAGACAGCTCGGATCTTAATCTCCCGGCCATCAACCTGTGGCAAGTCGATACGACCCTGCTTTTTTAACAGATAAAGAATACGCTGCATGGTAGGTACTACAAATTCAGTCTGTAGTCTGCCATAGGTAGCACCAAGTTGCTTGGCTAGTTCGCCCATGCGCTCCGCAACCTCAGTCGCAGAGATCGGCGTACCTTCCCGCCGACCAAGGGTTTCGTTGTAAAGAGCCTTGTTGATATTGTATCGCATTTCGTTCAACACAAGCTGGCTTACATCGAAGTTGCCGGGGAATTGAAGTGCCTCAAGGCCACGGCTTCCGGGTGATCGGGGGATGATAGTGCCAGGGATCAAGCGAGTATTGGCCGGATTGAGTACACCATCATCATCCCCTTGCCAAACTCCAGACAGTGCCAGTTCTGCATTTTCCAAGATAAGCTGGACTGTTAGATTGGCTGTTTTTATAGCAGCAAGAGAATTGAATACAGGGCCACGGCCATAGACTTCATTCGACAGCTTGGCCCACCTAAAATTAACCCAAGGACTTGAGCCTAATCCAACGAACTCATCACTGAATACCTTAAACTCACTTCCTTTATGATAGACGCAATAGTAATAGATAAATTCATTCGGCTGCGTCCAATCACGATAGGTAGCCTCGGATAACACGATCTCCTCATAAGGCTTCTCAGCCTTCATCTTGATCATTTCTTGAGAGAGGACAGCTTTGGGCCAGATCACTTGGATCATATCCACACGTATCTTGCGCTTGCGGTACTGTGCAGCCACGCCATCGAAGGGGCCACGCTCAAGGGCAACTTCACTCAGAGGCACCGCACTAAACTTGATCGGCTGGTAGCTATCGCCTTCCTCAATCGTCATGTTGCCAGTGCTGACAGCAAGATCATGGAAGGCTTCATGGGCCTCCGTTGAAAAGTTTGAATTGTTGATTACCTCAAAAGCATACTCAGTGACAGCATCCAGATCATCTTGGATCGTTTTAATATCGCTATCAGATAGTTCCGCAACAGCAGCCGGGGCTGGCTCAAGCCTTACCCATCGGGAGTTGTTAGGCACTACGCCTTGGATCATACGAGAGGTAAATTCTTGGACACCAACAACAGCAGTCTCATCGAAGATCAGTTCATCACCACGACCACCGGGGCTGCTACTGGTAAAGCCATTGCTTCCGGGCATGGTGTAATCGTAACACTCGCCCCAAGTTCCTTCCCACATACCGCGATTACGGAGAGCTTTGTCCTCACTCAGAACGAGTTCCTTAACTGATTTCATTACCATTAAAAGCCTCCAAAGCCATTCGACAAAAGGGAGTTCTGGCCGCTTCTGGCCTTTCTAGCTAGTGCTAAAGGATCCTCATCTTCATCAAGAACAGACGTTCCAGATAGTAAACTCTGATCCCGCCGCCGCCGTAGGCTATCCGCAACAACACTATCACTGCCGCCAGGAAGATCCATGTCATTATTAGTGATAAACCTATCATCGCCGGTAGCCTTCTTTCCTCCAGATAAAGTATTAGGCTCAGATTTGCCGGTAATAACAGCAACAAGATCAGAAATAAATTGGCCAGGAAGATCGGCAAGCCCTCCTGATCTTTCATCCTCAGTCACCTTATCATTTGACGCATCAGGGCTGACACCGGGATTACGACTATCAAGCTCATTCGCCGTTGTGGTTTCACCAAAGAGAATGCTGTCATTCGTTGTGGTGTTCGGGCCAGAAATTTGTACGCCGTAAGCGTCACCGGGAGCGACATGGGCATTATCACCTATCTCCGCTTCTACCGCAGCGTTTCTATCAGCCGCCTTATCATTTGGCGCATCGATGGGCATTACCCCTCCAGATGAAGATCCAGGCACAGATTTGCCGGTAACAACGGCAGTCAGATCAGAAATAAACTGGCCGGGAAGACCGGCAAGATCAGACCAAACACTCCCTCCTTGTCTTTCATTCTCAGTGGTAGTACTCGTTGTCTTGCCAGTGACAGTATTCACCGCATCCACCGCAATGCCGCTAACATTTATTCCTTTATTTGGGTTGGCTTCAACACTAAGAAGAGACGGAACACCGAGTATCATTTCCGCAATACTCATACCCATTGTCACCGGATTGGATAGCCCCGCCAATTTACCAATCGTACTTACCGGCCCAAGTTTAAAGCCGGGGGCGCGATTCATTCCGCCAAGTATACCAGTATCGGTCGGCGCGAAATTACGCGAATAGTCTGCCACTGCCATTTCCCGGCCACGACTATTCGTGAAATTGCGGTGACCGGCTTCCATAGCAGCGGTCACCGCCACATCATCAAAGACTTGCTGATCAGATCGGCGATCACCCGTAAGCTGCCCAAGTGCGCTATCGGCCTCAGTATAAGTATCCCAGCCATCAGTTTTATCTGGATCGTTAGCCAGACCATCCGCCGGGACTAAGTCGCCGCTTTGGTTTACGTCCCAGCCTACGCCGCCAGTGTCAGCATCGTTGTCACCGCCGCCAACGCCGCCGCTTCCTTCACCACCCATCAGACATTAGCTCC